TACTTGTAAATCATATTGTTTTTGTGCTTGTAGTACAGACACATCATCAGCAGTACCAGTAATGATGTCACCATTTCTAGTCATAGCTAAATCTTTTTTTCTAGTAACAGAGTTAGGCCTAACCATGAATACTATTTTAGATGATGCCGCCGCACTTTCTACAAGTGCTTGTGATAATCCTTCTAATGATTTTAAGTCACCTAAAAATTCTTCTACATATCCTCTGCCGTAGTCTTCGTTGTCAACTCTTACCATTCTTAATGCTTGGTAAGGCATTCTTTCTTTTTTAAATGTACCAACACTTTCTGGTATTTTAATTCCGTTTACTTCTTGGCAAACATAAAACTCATTGTCATTTAATTTGTAAACATGTGTGTATAATTCTATATCTTCATCTGATTTATAATCTGGGTCAGCTATAACTTGTGCAGATACTTCTTGACCTAAAGATAAAATACTAGCTTTCTCACAGATAACTATTTCTAATACATTACCTGACGCATCTCTTCTAACTACATACTGTGATAAAGGAAACACTCTCATGCTACCTTTTTTAGGTAAGTAAGTTAATACATTACCACCTACAATAAGATGTTTTAATGCTTCAAATACAGAAACTCTTAATGCTAGTTGTTCAATTTTACCTGACACTTCTTTTTCTATTACAGACAAAGACTTCTCTATGTCAGTCTTCATGTCTTTATTTTCTTCTAATTCTTTTTTAGCGTCACCTGTAATTGATAATCTAAAAAATGGGGAGTTAGGGGGAAGCAATAATAAAAGAAGTTTACTTGCTAAATTGTTGACGCCTCTTGCACCAACTGATTGGAATGGATTGTATAATTCATCTGAAGATGTAAAACCTTCAGGTTTAATAAGTGATGGGATAGTTAATTCACTGCACTCTTCTGCTCTATCTAAATAGTGTTCTCTGTCTTGTTGTAGTTTAAGATATCGTTCTTTAGCTGTATTTGCTTTCTGTAAACTACCTGCGTATTCCATCTAATTAGACTGTAGTGTTAGTAGCTATGTTTAAACCTGAAGAAGTATTTAACGAAGAAGTACCTGCCTTCTTAGTTTTTTTCTTCTTAATGTTTAAGTCCTGTTCGTTTGCTGTAACCAACTCTGGTGCAGTTTGTTCACCCACAGTTTGTGAAGTGTTAACTGGTGTTGGTGCAGGTTCAGGAGCAGGTGGCATTTTTCTTGACATGCACATATTATTTATCCCTCTCTTTAAGTGTGTTGATAAAATTAACTACGTCCCTTTGACCTGCTTTAAAATAAATAGTTTTAGTATCATCTTTTAAATCAGGTGACTTTTCAGGGTAAACTTTGTTTAACAACTCAATAAAGTCATTAACATTTTCAGGCAGAACTAAATCTTCCATTACGTTTTTCATCTAAAAGTGTAAGGTTAGTCCCAAAGATTACCTGTTACAGTACCTTTGTTATATTCTGTGGCTCTATTCTCAAAGAAATTAGCATGTTCTACGCCATTTAATACCCAATCTAACCACGATAATGGGTTCTCTTTAACACCATAATTAGGTTTTAAAGATAACTGAAGTAGTCTTCTATCTGCTATGTATCTAATATACTCTTTAACTTCATCAGCTTTTAATCCTCTGATACCACCCATAGAAAATGCTAAATCAATAAACTTATCTTCAAGGTCAACCATGTCTCTAGCTGTTTGATAGATACTTGCTTTAAATTTTTCTGTCCAAATATTTGGGTTTTCTTTTACTAACTGATGAAACAATTTAATCATGCTTTCAACATGGTGTGTCTCATCTCTGATAGACCAAGTTACTATCTGACACATACCCTTCATACGTCCATATCTTTGGAAGTTAAGAAGCATAACAAATGATGCAAACAACTGTAAGCCTTCACCAAATGCAGAGAAACAAGCTATCTCTCTAGCTAGTCCTTCAAGTCCTTTACCTTTAGATGTAAATAAATACTCATGTTTATCAGACATCTCTTTGTATTCTTGAAATGCTTTGTATTCCTTATCAGGTAATCCAATAGTATCATTTAACAAAGAATAACTATGTGCATGGTTTGCTTCACTAGAAGCTATTGCAGATAACATCATTCTTATTTCAGGTGATTTAAACTGTGGGATATATTTATCTAAATAGGCTTGTGCTATATCAACATCTCCTTGTGTAAAGAATTTTAATATTTGTCCTATTAGATTTTTTTCTTCTCCACTTAATCTTTCATTCCAATCTCTTACATCTTCATGCAGTGGTACTTCACTTGGTAGCCAGTGCATTTTTTGTTGCATGTCGTATGATTGAAATGCCCATTCGTAATCAAATGGTTTGTAGTATGCTCTCTTCTTAAATAAACTCATCTTAGTAACTCTACTCCCTCTATTATAATTATTATTAATAACTCCACTGCTAGGATTGTGTGATACACAGTCCATAACACTGATTGTTTTACTTTTCTTTTACGCCTCTTCTTTCGTGGTTTATCAAAACCTTCAAAAATACTATTGTCTGTCATTATTCACACGCTAAACAATCTGCTTCTGGTATGATTGTCCTTTCTACTTTTTTTGATACTAACTCTGCACGTTTGATTGCTTCACTTCTGCAATAGTACAAAGTTTTTATTTTTCTTTTCCAAGCTAACATGTGTATGTCATGTAACTCTTTGATGTTTACATCAGCAGGTACGAATACATTTACTGACTGACCTTGACACACATACTGTTGTCTGTCTGCCGCATGTTCTATTACCCATTGCTGATTAATTTCTATAGATGTTTTAAATGTATCTTTTTCATAATCAGATAATTCATCTAAATGTAATACAGAACCTCTTTGTGCTACAATAGATTGCCACACTGCGTCAGTGTTCATGCCTTTTTTCTCTAGTAACTTTTCTAAATATTTATTCTTAACTAGAAAAGAACCTGACATTGTTTTCTGTACATAAGCGTTAGCTCTGTATGGTTCTATTGAAGGTGATGTCGTACCACAAATAATAGATGATGATGCGTTAGGTGCTATGGCTAACAGGTGTGCATTACGTCTGCCTGTTCCTTCCATATCAGGAGCTTCACCTCTCTTGATTGCTAGTCTTTCACTTTCTTCAACTGCTTCTTGTTTAATCTTTTTAAATATTTTTAAGTTAAGAGCTTTAGCCAATGCACTTTCAAAAGGTATACCTTTAGATTGTAAGTATGCGTGGAAACCCATAGCTCCTAACCCAATACTTCTTTCACTAGCCGCACTAAACTTTGCTCTGAACACACTCTCTGGTGCATTCTCTATAAAATGAGACAAAGCATTATCTAAGAACCTAACTAAATCAGGCACAAACAATGGTTCATTCTTCCACTCTTCATACTTTTCTAAATTAACTGAAGACAAACAACACACTGCTGTTCTGTTTTCATTAGTAGGTAATGTAATCTCTGTACATAGATTAGAATGATGTACTTTTAATCCTAGTTTTTTTTGTGTTTCAGGCAATGCGTCATTGATAGTATCTATAAATGAAACATAAGGCTCACCAGTAGCAACTCTTGTCTCTAATAATTTTTGCCACAACTCTCTAGCTGATACAGTTCGTATTACTTTCTTTGTATGAGGGTCTATTAAATTCCAACTGTCATCATAAGTAGGTTCAGCAATACATTTTTCTATTAACTGCATAAACTCATCAGATATATTTATTGCATGATGTAGGTTAAGACATTTTCTATGTATGTCTCCACCACTAGGTTTACGCATTTCTAAAAATTCTATTATCTCTGGGTGTGACATATCCATGTATGCCGCATAACTTCCACGTCTTGTTTTACCTTGTGAGAATGCAAGTATCTCACTGTCTACAACATGAAGAAAAGGTATTGAACCAGATGATTGTGAACCACCTGATGTACTAACACCATCACTTCTTACATGTCCCCAGTAACCACCGATACCACCACCAATAGATGCCAACCAAGCATTCTCTGTGTAGTGTCCTGTTAATCCTTCTCTACTATCACCTACATAGTTTAAGAAACAAGAGATAGGCATACCTCTGTTAGTACCACCATTAGATAAAATAGGTGTGGAGTACATGAACCAAAGTTTACTAGCGTAGTTATAAATTCTTTCTGCCATCTCATCATTATCTGAAAATGCTTTTGCCGCTCTCATAAATCCATCTTGCGGTGATGTTTCTTCTGGTAGTAAATACCTATCTTTTAAAGTTGTCTTACCAAAGTCAGTAAGCAACTCATCTCTTTCGTAATCAATCATCTTTTGTGTCCGTAACTTTAGGTGTTCCTTCTTTCTCTATAATAAAATCAATGTATTGTTTTGCTTTCTTTAAATCTTCCATGCCACCCTTACGTCTCCATCTTGAAATATATTTTACAACATTGCCTTCACAGTATGTAAGACCATTGGCTATGATGTAATCAATAGGTTCTATTTTATGGTTAGCGTAATGAGGTGGGTTTTTTATATTGTCCATAGTTTTACCTTCCCTGTTTTCTTATTGTATTCTCCATGTCTTAAAATGTGTGCGACCCTAGCTTGTTGTAGAGCTTCCTTTTGTGTGTAACCTTTTTCTTTGTAGATACCTTTGACTATTTTCCATAGGTCAGGCAATGTGCAGTTAGTATATTTAAGAAGTAACTTCTCTGCTGTCTTAATTCCAACACCATCAATGCCATCATAGCCGTCAACCTTGTCTCCCATGATTGTCTGTATCATAAAGTTATAATTAGCTATCTTCTCTGGTATCTGTTGTATTGTCATACCATCTTGTGAAAGATTGCATGGTATTGTTCGCATGTCTTTATCAACACTAACTAATATTCTTTCTTCATCTACAGCAGGTTCAGTAGCCATAATACCCATAACATCATCTGCTTCTAAGTTAGCCCACATAACGCCATTAAGATTTTTCATAATGTGTTCACGCATAGCATTTAAAACTATTGGCTTACGTTTTTCTTTACGATTACTTTTGTATGTAGGAAGAATATCTTTTCTAAAATTATTCTTATCTGTAAGTGCAATTACACAATCGTCTGCTGATAAGTCAGCACCTAAATCATTTATGACTGCATCTAGTTGTTGTATGCAACTGTTTTCATCTGCGTGTAATGTCCATAAGCCATCACCCCAGTTAATAGGTTTTTCATTGTTAGTTGCTATTTGATAAGCAAGTATGTCACCATCAATTATTAACACTCTTTTCTTTTTATACATTATTTAACTATCCTCTCCTGCATAGATTTGCTTAAATTTTTTGGTAAAAATATTTCGGCTAAAGGTATTAAGACAAACCTACTACGCCAACCATCACCACCATTTTTAAGTGTACCTATGTATTTTTTTGCTAATCTTTTTATTGTTCTAGTATCAAATATTAATCTGCAATAATCTTTGTCACCCTCTGCTAATATGTGTACCCAATAGTCAGCTTTGGTTGCCATGATACCTGAAGGTTTACCATTGCATTCTATTTCTATTGCAATGTTACCTGTCTTAAACCACCAGTCTCTTTCAGTTTTAACTTCTATTTTATTTTTATCTTTGTCTAATATAGATGCTAGTCTTTGTTCTCTTTCTTGACCATACTTTAGGTCAATATCGAATTTGTTATTCTTCATTAGTGTGTTCCACTCCAATTAGTTGATATTTTATATTCGCCTGTTAGCGGCACTCTTAATTGGAAGTGTTCACCTGCACGTTTAATACATTCGACTGCTATCTTACCAATGTCTTCAGCGTCTTGTTCTTCACACTCAACTTGTATCTCATCATGTACCCATACAACTTGTTGTGCGTTCTTAAATTTCTTAATCTCTTTGTTAAATTCTACTAGCCATCTCTTACATAGGATTGCACCTGCACTTTGTAACAACGTGTTAAGTGCCGAGTAACTATTACGAACTTTGATTTGTCTTTTGTCTAAACCGTTTAGATAACCACGTTCAGCCGCAGACTGTACGCCTTCTATAAGTTTATGTAATGCAGGTAAGTTATTTAAAAATCTTTTCTTAATCTTTCCTGCTTCTTTAAATGGTTTGTTAATTACTTCAGCAATTTTTTTGACACTTCCCCCATATAAAAAACAATAGTAAAAACGCTTTGCTAAATCTCTGCTGTCTAAACCTGCTAGTTTCTGTGTCTCTGTGTGTATGTCGCCTTCAAGTGCAACTTTAGTGTATGCACCATTGTCAAATTTTGACATGAAGTGACAAAGCATCATCACTTCTAAAGAGCTTACGTCTATACCCACTAATCGTTTACCTTCTGGTACTGTAAATAATTCTCTACATTCTTTACCATAAGGTGCAGACGTACTAACAACCTGTCCTAAATTAGGAAACGAGTGTGATGCTCTTGATGTTACACAAGAATTAGTATTACAAGTGCCATGAATTTTACCATTACGTTCATGTTTCAACCATGCTTGTGAACCTGTAGCTATTTGTGCAATTCTTTTAGTTAATAAAAAAGTTTCACATAATATTTTAGCTTCAGGATATGGAAGTTTAGATAATATACTGTCATCTAATTTAGGTTTACCATCACTGGTAAATTCTTGTGCGTCCCAACCATACTTATCTTTCAATCTCTGTGCTACATGGTGTCTGCTTGATGGATTAAATACAGTAACTTGGTCTTTCAATCTTTTACCTGTTTTTGTAGACCATCTTTCAGTTACGATAGGCTCAAACACACCTTGTAATTCTTCAGCTAACTCTGCTTGTCTTGCTTTTAATTTAACAGATAATGCTTCTGCTTTTTCTCTGTCAAACGTAAAGCCATGTTGTTCTTGTTTAAATATAAGTGAGGCTACTTCATGTTCTAAATCCATAGCCTCTTGGGAGTAACCTTTTTCTTCTAAAACTTTGTATAGTTTGTAAGTAACTTCTGTATCTTGCTTACAATACTCAAGCATTTCAGGTGTAAATGTTTGCCAGTCAGTATCTATCTGTTCTTTGTACTCACCTATTCTATTACCCCATGCTTTTAATGAGTGTTTACCTATACAATCTTTTGGAAAATCTTTTTTTGAAAAATCACTTTCTTTAATGTCTGCAAATACTAATCTTGTACCTACTAACGTGTCGAAAATTTTGCCCCTAAATGTAGCGGAATGTAATCGCTCTAATACAGGAATATCAAACTTAATAATATTGTGACCTATGATAAGCTCTGCTTCTTCTAGTTTCTTTACAGCAGTCTCATTGTCTAATGTAAGTATCTCTCCTGTGTCTATGTCTTTAAGTACAATACAATGTACCTTATCGCATAGATGTAAAAATCCATTTGTTTCTATATCAAAGACGTATCTCAAAGTTTTACCTTCTTAATCTTTAATACGTTTACTGAAGGCATAGTGGTTACGTTACCTACGTCACCTAATGTACCATCATCATTAAAGTTAACATCACCTGCAATTACATGCACATCTTTGTCTGCTCTTAAAAGCCAACCTGCTGTAATACAAATTGTAACTTTACTTGCTTTAGCTTCTTTTAATGAAGTCCAAATTGCAGAGCTATTAATATCTTTCCAATAGCAATGCACAAATGGTGCGTCTAATATTTTCTTATTTATATTTGGTAATTTCATAATTAATGTAATGTTTGTAATTCTACTTCTATCTTCCAAGCCGCCTCTTCTCCGCTTAACGCCATAGAAGTTAGTGTGTCTTGCAACATGAAAGCAGTCTTAATACTCCCTATCTTTATTACTTGTGGTTTGTGTGTTGATTTTACTTTTGCTAGTGCGTCTGCAACTAGACCAGACCAAAACAAAGCATCTTTCTTTTGCTTTGCCGTAACTCTTTTAGTAGTCATCTAATACGTCAGGTGTTGTTTCTGACAGACAACCAGTGTCTAAATCATATAACAATGTACAGGCTTTACCTGTTTCACCGCTAAACCTATTCTTTA